TTTCCGGTGCATTGCACGCGGACATTAAGAGCAAAAGCATAATGGCCCGACGCATATAGAAAAACCTTATCCAAGTCTTAACCCGCGATATTTGATTGCGCTAGTTGCCGCAAGGCCAATCACTCTCCCCCCAATGAGGCTTTGATATTGCGTTCTACGGTATCGGGAAACGTGCCCCGTCGCTGTGCAATCAGTGGTTCGACCGAAAAGGCGTTGGCAAATTCGACATACGGTATCAGCACGAATATTGGGATTGTTGTATTGCCGCGACCGGTAACCCTGCGCCGCGCGGTATTGAGCCGACCCACCTGTTTCTTGCCCGACAACACGCCTTCATCCAGCACCAGCAGCCCCGGCTTACCAGGTCGGTAGACAAAGCGCAGGCGTACACCATGCTGCCGTTCCCATTCACCGGGCGTCAGGTCACGTTTGCGACCTCTGACACCCGCAGCGGCAGTCGGAATCGCCAACCATTGGCCGCTTTTCCCCGTGATCCTCCCCGGTTGCGTCCAGAACGTAATTGCCCCGCGACTGCGTGAACCGCCACCAAAATAAACCCAGCCACTTGGCTCTCTGGCAATTCGCTTTAGGGTTCCCGACTGCCAACCCCGATAAAGCCGCCCAGGCACCGCGTCTTGCGTGACTTTCTCCAAATCCTGTTCAAGCCCGCGCGTTTCTTCAATCACGCCGTTCAACGCGCCGCGCAGCACGAGCCGGGTCTGGCGGTCGGCCTGTTTCAACAATGCTGCGGTATCGAACTCTACACCGAACATCGCTGATCACCCCTCATCGACAATATCGGCAACCTTTGGCCCCATCGCTGCATCCAATATGCCGAACGCCTCGATCAGAGCGGCGGGTTGATCGAGCATTCCGCCTGCCGCTGGCAGGAAATGCGCGCCATCTTTTTCGCGCATCCGCATCGACAACCACATATCCACAACATCAAATATAGCGCGCGGGATGACCGTCAGCGGATTGACTTCCCACTCCTCGCTAACCGTGCGACCATTTAGAGCATACTCGATCAGCCAAGGGCCGGTGAAGCCGTGCGTGAACGCTTTGATTTCGCGCCGGACTTCGAGCGCGCTGGCAAGTTTTTTTCCGCACTCCGACCCCATTGCAGATTATGTGCAAAGGTGCCGGTAAGCCATAAGTCGCCGCTATCGAGGCGTAGCAAAACGCTTTCTGCCATCCTGCCACGCGCATCCGATTCAAACAGGACAGGATTACCCTGCGCATCGGTCAGATTGTCGATGCCGGTGCAGAAATGCAGCAGCGCAAAGCCCGGAAGCATTTGCCCCCGCAACGCCTCGCTTCGCGTCAGGTCGCGCAGGTCGATCCAATTTTGCGCGACAACATCCCATGACTTGTTCAGATGCGCGCGATCTTCTTCGGAAACCGTTTCTCCGGCACGAACCTGACTCAATATCTCGATCAGGCGCGAGCGGTCATCGGCATTGCCAGGTTGGTCATCCCTATCCGGCAACAACGCCTCCAACCCCGCCTGAAATGCAGCATCCTTTTGGAACTGGTATATTTCTGGCCCGCACTCGCTTTCGATGTCTGCAAGATACTGGCTACGCTCGGCAAAACTGCCAGCGCGCAGCCAGAATACAGGTTTGGGTGTTGTTTTTTCATACCAAGTCGGCGTGAACGCATGCCGGTGCGACAGCGCCGATGGAAAAAGGATATTGGCCATATTGATAGTGCCTCGGGATCAATCGAAGCACAGGATAGCGTCGCCATCGCGGCCAGAGGCATCGCGGCCAGCAGACAGCGCCCGCCAACCCAGATTTTCCGACACAGCGCCTTTGCGCGTTGACATATCCACTTTTGCCGGAACCAGCTTTGGCAGCGTCAGTGCGACGCGGTTGCCGCTGGTTTGGCCAGCGCGCGCAACACCAATCATTTCAAGGCCGGTCGTTTCCAGATCGGCTAGATGGTTGCGAACAGCCAACGTGGTTTTCAGCGGGTCGCATTCGAGCATCCCCGCGCGGCCCATAATCTGGCCGCCAGTAAAGCCGAGCGGCGTATTGGGGTCTTCGAAGCTTTCCACCTGCCGTGCAAAATCATAGCTGAACTGGCTGATCGGCAGCCTGATGCGATTGACCCCGAACGCCGGACTGATGCCTGCCTGCATATTGAACACAGGGGCAGCATGGTTGGCGACAATGGCATCGGTGGGCTGCGCGACATTGGTCTGACCGCCCCAGATGCAGGTGCCACTGATTTCGAGGTAAAAGGGCTTGGCCGTGTCGGAGCTGATCTTCGCCGTGCCGCGCATCGCGAACAGTTTGTACAGCAGCCCATCGACATGACAGTACAGCGTCGAGCTGGGCTGGTCGGCGGTGCGCTCGGCTTCGGTTGCAGGCGACGTCGGCGCGTAAGTCCAGTTCGGCTTGATTTCCGCAGTATTGCCAGCGGTCAACGCACCGCCGAACAGATCGACCAATGTTGCCACGCGTCCAACCGTGTAATCGGCGATCATCGGATGCGCGCCGGCTGCCGGTGCACCGGTCAAAATCAGGCGCTGACCGCGATACAATTGTGCGGTTGCCGCATAAGGTGCCGCCAATGTCGCTTGACTGACGGTGCCCGCTGCCAAAGCCGTTGCAGCCACTGCCGCTTGAAAAAAGCCTTTGAGGCCGGTGCTTTGCAGCAGGGCATGCGCGGGTGGCTTGACTATGGCCGAATAAACCGCGCCAATCCCTGCACCCTTCAACCGCATGCGGATTGAAAAAGTCGTGGGCTGGCCAATGATCAACGGCGCACCGCTGATATCGGTGCCGGTCGCTTCGTTGCTGTCCTCGGTTGTGTAGGGCGAACCAATCGACATCGAGTCAATTTCGAAGGGGAAGGCATCGATCGCAGCGGCGGGCACCGCGTCGACGCCCTCGGTCACTTCGGCCTTGCACAGTGCCAACACATTACGCAGACGATAAATCCGGTCCATGAAAACCTCCTTTTGTTAAATCAGATAGCTGGGTCGCCCCGGTTGCCCGGAAAGCGCACGATAAATTCGGTTACAAAACTTAGGTGACGGCTGCTGGCGAGCTGAGCGACGCCAAAGCGCGTTTCACCTTCCTCGACACTTTCGACCAGACCGCCCATATCGAGGTCGATCATGACTGCCTGCACAACTGACAGATAAAGCGCGTTGCGTTCCCCGCGCGCACTGGGGCCATCGCCGCCCTTGACATTGCCCTCGACCGACAGCCGATATTCATAATAAGTGACGCCAGGCTCCTGATTTTCATCGGGTGTCAGCTTCACATCATCCAGATTAAGCGCCGGAAAGCGCGATGGGTCGCCCGAAGGTGAACTCGCCACCTGCGCCACCAATGACACGTTGTTCAGCCGCGCTTCGAATTCGGCGTGGATCTGTTCGAGCAGCGCGATCATTCGGCTTCTTCGACAAAGACTCGCCACGCATCGGCGCTGGGATAGGGGACAACATTGATTGCCCGCCAAACCATTTCGCCATCGGTGAGCAGGTCGCCCACGTCAGGTTTGAACGGCAATGCCGCGACCTGCACTTCATAGCCTTGCTGATCGGCGCTGCCGCCATTGCCAAAGGGCAATTCGCCCGAACCAAATATCGGGATTGCGGTAACACCGGAAACCGCCGCCTCACCTTCCTGATCCCACAGCAAGCTTGCCGTGGCAAACGCGCTATGGATTGCCGTCAATCCGGCATTCGAGGCGACACCGAAGTTCATTCGGGATCAGAGTTGCTTGTTGCTGCTGCATCGACCGCGCGGTGGCCATCAATCAACGCTTGGGCGCGCTCCGCCGAAATATCGGTTCCGACCTTCAACGCCGAACCAGCATCGCGATATTGGCCGTGGTCCGTAACGTCGGCAGTGTGCAGTGTGATTTCTTTAAGTGGTGCTTTTGCCATGACTTTGGTCCTTCAAACGCGAAAGGGCGACGCACCGCTGCGCCGCCCCTCCTTCTCGGGGTGTATTGTTTAAGCGTCAGCGCCGTAAGCGGCAGCACCTTCGGCAACTAGGTAAGCCGCACGATCCGGATCGATCTCCGCTGGACCATAGCCCAGCAGGATTAGATCACCTTCGCCGCGTTCACGCAGACTATTGTCCACATAAGCGATGCGAAGCGTGACGCAGGTTTCAGGGATGAGTTCATCGGCTGCTGCATCCGCAGCGGCCTTGGCAGCTTTATCAACCACGTTATGCCACCGTTCCATTGAGCCGAACACGCGCAGTGGCATCGCCACCCGCCGCTGGCTGCGTCGCAGCACCAATCAGGGTATTGGCACCAACGGTAGTGGTGACCACCTTCGCTGCGTTATCCCAATAGATTTTCTGGCCTTGGGTGACCGCGCCCGCAGCTTTTGGCAGGTCGAATACGCCGGTCACCTTGCTTTCAACTGCGCCATTCAGTGCTGCCGCCGCTGCGGCGACTGCAAAAACCGCACCAACCAGCAGGCCTGCACCAGATGCCACGGCATAGGGTGCGGTAAGAGTGATGGTGTCACCATCCTGTACAAAATTCCGCATGATAATTCTCCAATTTGCCCGCGCCAATCATGGCGCGGGGCAGGGGTTCAGTTTCAATCCGGATTATGCGCCGGGGTTCTTGAATGCAGAGCGCCAATTGACCGCGCCCACTGCATAATCGTGGCGCACCTTCGCCTCCATGCCGTCGACGGTCCAACCGTCGCGACTTTCGGTAAAGGGCTCCTGCTGGCCGTC